GGGCCTGCGGCCCGATAGCGAAAGGATTTTCGCGTGGTAGATTTTTTTATTCGCCGTCCAGTATTCGCGACGGTTTGCGCGCTGTTGATCATTCTCGCAGGCGCAGCCGTCATCCCAACTCTACCCATTTCGCTCTATCCGGATCTCGCCCCCCCGCAGGTCACGGTTACGAGCAACTATGTAGGTGCAAACGCACAGGTCGTCGAGTCGGCGGTCACAATCCCACTCGAACAGCAGATCAACGGCGTCGAGGGGATGCACTACATCACCTCCACCAGCTCGAACGATGGTACCAGCAACATCAACGTTGTCTTCAAGACAGGTTATGACCTGAACATCGCCGCTGTTGACGTGCAGAACCGCGTGTCTACGGCCACGGGCCGTCTACCGCAGGAAATCAAGAATACCGGCATCACTATTACGAAGGCGAATCCAAATTTCGTCTTCGCCGCCGGATTCTTTTCGCCTGACGGAAGCCTGTCAAACCAGTACATCTCCAATTATCTCGATGTCTACGTAAAAGACCCACTTAAGAGAATTCAGGGTGTGGGTGATGTCGTCATCTTCGGTGAGCGTAAGTATGCAATGCGCATCTGGCTCGATCCTTCAAAACTGGCCGCGCGCAATTTAACCGCTACCGACGTGATCAATGCGTTGCAGGAACAGAACATTGAAATTCCTTCGGGCCAGCTGGGACGGCCACCCGCTCCTGCCGACCAGTCCTTTCAGGTGACCCTCCGTGTCATTGGGCGCCTCTCCGATCCGCGTGAGTTTGAACAGATCATTCTGAAAAACACGGCAAATGGATTGGTGCAACTCAAAGACGTTGGCCATGCACAACTGGGCGCTGAGACCTACGATACAAACCTCGAGTACAGCGGGCATGAGGCAATCGGTGTTGGCGTGCAACAGTTGTCTAATGCTAACGCCCTTGAAGTCGACAAGGCGGCAAAAGCAGCGCTACTCGAACTCTCGAAGTCGTTTCCGCCGGGAATCAAGTATGTCGTCGCCTTCGACACGACGACTGTCATCGGCGATTCGGTCAAGGAAGTTATTTCAACGCTAGAAGAGGCGATCGTTATTGTTATCGCCGTCATCTTCCTGTTCCTGCTGGACTGGCGTGCAACGGTCATTCCAGCCATCACGATTCCGGTTTCTCTGGTCGGAACGTTTGCGTTCATCAAGATATTCGGCTTCTCCATCAACTCTCTGACACTCTTTGGAATCACTCTGGCCACAGGCCTGGTGGTAGACGACGCGATCGTCGTAATCGAGAACGTGCAGCGGCATATTTCGCTTGAGCATTGCGATCCGCACAAAGCCACATCAGACGCGATGGGCGAAGTCACGAGCGCCGTCATCGCAACCTCCCTCGTGCTGATATCAGTGTTCGTACCTGTGTCATTCTTCCCCGGCACAACTGGAATTCTGTACAAGCAGTTCGCTCTGACGATTGCCTTCGCGATTGCCATTTCAGCATTCAATGCGCTAACGCTCTCACCGGCGCTGGCAGCGCTCTTCCTGCGCGGCGAAGAAGAGAAGTACAAACTGCTTGATTGGACGCGCATCAAGCCCCTGTCGCGTGCCTATGCAGGATTCGCTCGTGGGATTGAAGCAGCGATTGCATGGCTCGGCAGAACTTATGCGCGGATCATTCATGTCACCTTGCGTCTCCGGTATGTATTGCTGCTGGTTTTCTTTGCTGGACTCGCGGCCACGGCTTATGTGTATGTGCACGTGCCTACGGGCTTCATTCCGCAGGAAGATCAGAACTATTTGATCTGCGTTTTGCAGACGCCGCCGGGCGCGTCTTTGAACTACACAACACAAGTCGCTGAAAAAGGAGAGCAGATTATTCTTCAAGACCCCGATGTTTTCGGCACCTTCGCTGTTCCTGGCTTCAGCCTATCGGGTGGCAGCGCTCCGAACTATGGGCTAATCTTTATTCCGTTGAAATCGGCCGATCTAAGACGCGCCAAAGGGCATGCTGCTCCTGACATTGTTGCGCGTCTGGCGCCAAAACTTTTCGGCGTCCCGGGCGGTATCCTTGCAGTGTTTGAGCCTCCGGCCGTGCAGGGCATAGGGAGCTTCGGCGGATTCCAGTTCCAACTGCAGGATTTAGGCCGAAACACTTTGCAGGACCTTGATGTGGTAGCGCACAAGATTGTTGGCGCAAGCCGCCAGCGCAAGGACCTGACGGGCCTGTTTACCAGCTACACCGCAAACGATCCGCAGCTTCTGCTTACGATTGACCGCGAAAAGACGAAAGCGATGGGTGTGCCTATCAGTGAGGTGACGAACGCGCTCGGCGTCTACATGGGATCGGAGTACATCAATGACTTCGATTTCAACAATCGCTCGTATCGCGTCTACATTCAGGCCGACCAGCCTTACCGTATGCGCGCGAGCGATCTTCGCCAGTACTATGTCCGGGCCAGCAATGGAGGAATGATTCCTCTGGACAACGTGGTAAGGATCAGCGACACAGCCGGTCCTCAGGTGATCTATCACTTTAATCTTTTCCGCTCTGCGGAAATCGATGGCGCTGCCTCACCTGGGTACAGTTCGAGCGAAGGCCTACAGGCGATGGAGCAGTTGGCAAAACAGAACATGCTGCAGGGTATGACGTACACCTGGAGCGGTCTGGCCCTAGAAGAGGTAGAGGCGCGGGGCAAAGCCATCGTGATTTTTGGCTTAGGCATCATTGTTGTGTATTTGACATTGGCTGCCCAGTACGAGAGCTTTGCGCTGCCCTTCATTATCCTTCTCTCTGTACCGATGGCAGTGCTGGGCGCATTGGAACTGGTTTCGTGGCGCGGAATGTCGAATGACGTTTATGTGCAGATCGGTCTCGTCATGCTGATCGGACTTGCGGCCAAGAATGCCATTCTAATCGTAGAGTTCGCCGAGCAACTGCGCGAGCATGGACGATCTATCGTTGAAGCCGCGATTGAAGCTGCAGAGCTACGACTGCGCCCGATTCTGATGACTTCAATTGCGTTCATTCTTGGCGTGCTGCCGCTCTACTTCGCGACTGGCGCAGGCTCGCTGGGACGCAAAGCTGTCGGCACAGCAATTGTTGGCGGCATGCTTGTCTCCACAGTGCTGAACCTGATCTTTATTCCGGTGTTGTATGTAATCCTGAGCACGCTCCTCACCAAGTTCAAACGCACGCGCCGCAAGGCTGAAGATTGCCTCGAAGTGGAGGAGGGTGCGCTCTCTTCTTAAAGCCGTAAGCATAGGTGATGAGTACAAAGAGGAGCCGATGGTCGGCTCCTCTTTGTATTTGCAGGAACTTCATTTACTCTGTTCACAGCCCCATCCAAGTGCCGGGATGGCGGAACTGGCAGACGCAGCGGACTCAAAATCCGCCGATCGCAAGGTCGTGGGGGTTCGACCCCCCCTCCCGGCACCAATTAAATCAGCACTTTGTGAATCACTGAATTGCCCCCAGCGTTCTACCGGCAACAATTCCGGCAACAACTGGGGTCGAGGAGTCAGCAGGTTTTGAGAACAGGTCATCCATCGCCTTCATTGCATCGGAAAGCTCGTTCGATACGAGATGGCTGTAAGTGTCTGCGGTGATCTGGAAGGTGGAGTGTCCGAGGATTTCCTGAATCACCTTCATCGGCACATGCTTCGCAATCAGCAGGCTCGCCGTGCTATGCCGCAGGTCGTGGAAGCGAACGTGCGGGATCCCCATTTGTTTAAGCACAATGTCGAGCTGCCGTGTAGGCTCCTCAGGCATAATGCGACCTCCCCAGCACGAAGTGAATACGAAGTCGCCATCCTGCTTCCACTTCTCTCCAGCTGCCTTGCGTTCCTCCTGCTGTCTGGAAAGGCGACGAACAAGCGCTTGCAGGCATGCAGAAGGGACCGGGATATGACGCCGCGACGTCACCGACTTGACCTGCTGTTGCAATACTCCGTTCTTCGGAATCCGCTGCAAGGACTGCCGGACATGGAGCATGCCGACGGTGAAGTCAACATTGAAGTCGATATCGCTCCATCGAAGGCCGATCACTTCCCCGCGGCGGAGGCCCATCATCAGCGAGAGATAAAACAGCGCTTCCCAACGATGGTTGGCTACCGATGCGAGCAACCTTTCGCTCTGGTCCACTGTTAGAGGATGCGCCTGATACTTCTGCTGCTTTGGAGGCGTCGCCAGCTTGGCAGCATTGCGGTCGATATATCCCCACTTCTGCGCCTTCGACAAAGCGCTCTTGAGAGTTGCATTGACGTTCTTCACGCTGGTAGGACTCAGGCCGTCTTCAGCCATCTTGTTGAGACATTCCTGCACTTCTTTCCCGGTGAGTCTATCGAGCGGGATTCGACCCAAGGCAGGGATGATATACATCCGTGCCGTCTGCTCATACCCACGATAGGTTGATGGAGACAGGTTCGGCTTCACCTGTATCTCAAGCCACTCATTTATGAACTGTCCGACGGTTCTGCGAGTCGTGCTCAGCGGCTCGTGCTTTTCCTTTTTGGTGACCAGTGCCTTGATCTTTGATACGACCTCCGCGCGTGTCTTGCCTCGCACGTATTTGCGAACTTCCTTGCCGTTCTCATATCCAAGCCAAACGGCTCCGCGCCATCCGCCTTCGTACTTCATGATGGTGCCTTCACGATTGCCACGTTTTTTTCCCATGTTGTTTTTGTGTTCTCCTCTTGTGTGTGTTTTTTTTAATTTGTGCTGTTCATCCTTGCCCGTTTTTCCTCGGGCGCATCGGCTCGACGCTGCGAGTCCCATAGGTGATTCCAGATGCGGGTATACAGCGATGGCTTTCGCCACGCCCGCAAGACCGCGAACAGTCCTTTTTCGCTGAGCAGTTCATGATGCTGTGATCCGCAACCGAAGAAGGCGCAGCCGAAAGGCGATGTCTCCCAAATCTGGCAACGCCGCTTCACGTAGTAAATACATGAGCCATCTGGCTTGGTCGCCATGACGAGCGTCGGGATGCGGAAGAGCTCTCCTTCCTTCGCGACAATAGCTCCCGGTGATGCCAACAGGTTTGCTTCGGCCCACTGAAGCGGGTCTGTGTCTGTCGGAATCATCCGCTCCAGATCGGCCGGGATAAGAAATCCCGGCATGAACATGCAGTTCCTGCGACAGGTGCGGCAAGAACAACCATCGCCGCGCATCACGCCAAATTCCGTTCTTGTAGCAACTTCAGTCAAGTTTCTCCTTCCTTCCACGACCGGCGCTCTGTCGCCGCTGTTCTGTTTCCATCTTGTTCCGGACGATCTGATTGATTCGAGTCAGATGTCCTCTCCCCTGTGAACGAAGCCACTCCATCACATCTGCGTCAATGCGGATCGTGACGAGCTTCTTCGCCCGATAAGCCTGTGCTGCTGTATTGCTCATTTCATGTTGCCCCTTCTACGGAATCGTTTTGATGCCGTAACTACATCGTCAGTAAACGGAGCGCACGACGGCAACCTATGTTTTTTTAGTAGCGATACGAACATGTCAGAGGGCGACCAGACCTATTTCATCGAAGGTCTTCATGCGACGCAGATCGAGGAAGAAAGAGAAACTGCAGAAAGGGCAGAACGTAGTTTTTGTGTTTTTTTATTTCAGGCTGCGTGCTTGCCGCCGTCGCCGCCGTGAGTGTTCTGGTCAAGCATCTTAAAAAACTCTCGTCGAGGCACGAGGATGATGCCGCCGATTCTGGTTGTCGGGATCATGCCGTTGTTAGCCAGTCGATAGCACTGCGCGGCACTGCATTTCAGGATGCGTTGCACATCCTTCATTCGTATGTATTCGTAATCGTTGTCACTGTGTTTCGTCGGTTGCTTTTTTCTGAGACCCGTCATGGTTTCCATCTGAGCTGTACTACCTTCCGTTTGAAGAATCCAAAACAGGCAATCACTTATCTATCGAATATGTCTCATGATTACCCGCTATCGAATGTAACCGTATTGGTTCTCTTCTTTCACTAAAAATCTGTGTGGAAAAAACACGTTCACGATGTGATGAAAAGAATTGACCTTATCCCTTTTTGACCACAAAACACTGAAACTTAAGGCATTGTGTTGCACGTATCAATTGGTGCAGCATGACACGTAAATAAAGTGATTTACATAGGTTACTAAAATCACGAATATAAAAGGAGACCAAATCCGTTGGAGCAGTTCGAGGAGCATACACAAGTGGCAAAGGCAATGAAAACCAGAGCACAGCACGCGACGGAAGCATGTGATGCAGTTCGCGCGGCCGTCCTCAATGCATGGGATGCAGCACTCGCACGCAAGACGACCAATGAAGGTCTTCTGACGCACGAGCAACTGATTCGGGAAATTGAAGGAGAGATCGAGCTGACAAACCAGCGACAGTATGCGCTGGCGCACGGCATCACGCCGCAGCAATTAAATCAGGCTCTACATGGTACGCAGCGGATCAGCGCAGAGATGGCTGAAAAGCTGGGATATGAGATGAAGGTTCTTTTCGCGAAGAAGGGCAAGGGGAAATGAGCAAGGAACGGATCGCTGTCCTAGACGGTTGGCGCGGCATCGCAATCCTGCTTGTGCTTTTCGATCACCTACAGCTTGCCTTTGCAAATAGCTATCATTACATCCGGCCTTGGACGGAAACAGGTAGACATGGCGTTACGATCTTCTTTGTATTAAGCGGATACCTGATTACGTCAAAGCTGCTTTCAGAAGAGGCGATAAGCCTAAAACGCTTCTATATTCGGCGCGTCTTTCGATTGATGCCGGTCGCATGGACATATCTAATCGTCCTTATACTTCTGACTCGGCTCACACATGTCCCACTCACCTCATTTTCGGAAATCCGCGCCTGCCTCCTGTTCTACAGGAATTTTTTGACGCCACTGAACTACGGTCTAGCCAGTCATTTCTGGTCACTCTCTGTCGAAGAACAATTCTATCTGGTGTGGCCTGCGCTGCTGCTGGTCTTCGGAGTCGAGCGATGCCGTTGGATCGCCGTCTTTGGCGCGTGCGCGGGTGGGATATATAAGCTTACTCACTGGAATGATAACTTTCAGTCGACTCAAACACAGCTACACGCCGACGCAATTTTGATAGGGTGCTTATTGGCAATGACGCTGTCTGATCCTGCTCTTCGGCGAGTGTTTCAGAAGTGGTCAAAATGGCTGGTTGTGCCAGCCTTCATTACGATGCTGTTTTGTATGCTACGTTTTCACGATTTGTCACCGCTTAGCGAAAGCATCTCCATTGCTGCTCTTATTGGAGCTTGCGTATTATCCCCCGCATCATTCGCTAGCCGCGTTCTGAGTTTTCGACCATTAACTTGGACAGGTGTGGTTTCCTACAGTATTTATGTATGGCAGGAACCATTCATGCAGATAAAGGGCCACTATCAGATATTCTTTCTCTGCGTGATCATGCCTGTAGTTATCCTCGTTAGCCACTACTGCATCGAGCGTCCATTGACCCAATATGGCGCTCGCCTAGCTAGATCGCGGCAGGCTCAGCAAACTTGCTACGCAACAAATCCATAATTACTCGCGGCTGGTGCAGAGACATTGATCGTGAAGCTCTGACTTCCGATGAATAGATTTGCATCAGTCACGGTGACGGTAAACGCATAGCCTGCGGCCGCTGTCGGAGTTCCCGAAATCAAACCTCCTGTCGTCATCGAAAGGCCACTCGGCAAAGCTCCCGAGGTTACAGCGAAGCTGTATGGCGTCGTGCCACCCTGCGCGGTGATTGACTCTGTGTAAGCGGACCCCACAACCCCACCTTGGAGTGCGGAGGCAGCGGGAATAGGGTTGAAATGACTTGGGGGGAAAGTGGAAGCAGCAGGGCCTAGCACGCTCTGGTGCTTCGCGCCTACATTGGCGTCCTTGACCGGAGCCGCATTATTGGAAGCAACAGGTGCGGCCATTCAGTCATACCTCATGCACACACATCCACCGAACCCACCTTGATATATGGCGCTACCCAAAACTTTCGTGGGCAGATAAGTTCTGGTGCTTCCATACAGAGTCAGCGTGAAAGTTATCCCTTCGGCAAGATCAGCTGCGCTGGATATACCGACCATGGTGAGGGGTTGGTCGAAGAAACCTACAAAAGGCGCGCAGGTGTCGAGTGGAATTGACCCATTGAAAGCAACCGCCCCGAGATTCGTAACTCGTGCAATCCATCCGCCATTGGAAGATGGAGGAATCGCATTCGGTGGGACCCCCACACCAAAGACAATCGTAGCCTGATACTGACGATTGCTCGCTGTGCTGTTCGTAAAGAGCGTTACATGAGAGCTTGTATAAGAGCCGGAAGAATTGACGGATCGCTCAATGGCAAATAACTGCGGTATGGTGTTGCCTGTTGGCCCTGTACGCCACAGCAATGCTCCGATTCTTCCGGCAGCCCCCGAAAAGTCGCACTCATAGGTTGCGGTGGTCGAGGCCGAGGTGGTCGTGTTTGGGTTGAGGACTTGAGGCCCTATAACAAAGCCTCCCAATGTGCCGGCACCGTTCGTGGTGGTGCCTATCGTTATCCGAATTGACGGGTTAGCAGCTCCACCAGTGTTACCGTATTCCATCTTGACGTAGAAGTTCGTCAAGCCATCGTTTGGCTGCCAAATGGAGTACACATAGGCACCGCTGCCGGGGACCGTGCTGAGCGTGCTCCAATTCACTTGTCCCGTATCGGAGGACTGTGCCCATCCTGACGTTGAAAAGAACGTGTCAATAGCCTGCGCCCACCCCTTGAAGTTTGCCAGTGTCGATGAATCGCAGACGAGGAACTGTTGTGAGATCATTCCCTACTCCAGTTGTGCAGTGAATTGCCAGCTTGAGCTTCCGGTGGTGATGTCGATTGAGAACACGTCGCCCGCGGCGATGCGCAGCGGCGATGAGGTCAACGAAGTGAAGGTGCTGACCGTGCCAGATGCAGTGCCAGCGGCGACAGTCGGGTCGCTCGTAAACACATCAGTGCCGTTTCTCTTAATGCGAAACGTCAGCGCCACCGAGCCGTCTGATCCTTTTGTGATCACGACGCATTTTGAGACGGAGCCAGCATGCGCTGCGACCAGCATCGGCCCGACATTCGACCCCGAAGAACCGCTGCCAATGATGAAGCCGATGATGCTAGGCGTTGCAGGAGCGAGACCGCGCTCGCAGTAATAGTTAGAACCATCGGTCGCGATGCTGGCGCTTTGAAGCTGACCGAGACTAAGTGACGAGCTGGAGCCATCAAGCGTGAATGCTCCCGGCGTGACGGAGAGGTTGCCGGAGCCGATATTTGCAACACTGAGCTTCCACTTCGCAAAGGGCACGCTCGTCGGCAGCGTGAGCGTAAGCGTAGACGATGAATTGAACACGATTAACGTGCCGCAGTCTGCCGCCGTCGCCGTGTAGCTAGCCGTCTTGATGATCACGCCGCCAGTGTTCGGCACACAAAGCGATACCGAAGTGAGCGGGCTTCCTCCATCGCTCTGCGGCTTCGCGTTCTGATATCCGTTCAGCGGGGCTGGCGTTGTGCTGTTCAGAAACAGTGAAAGCGTCGGGGTCGGCATTCTATGAACCTACGATCACGGCTTGAGGCGCAGGCCAGCCGCCGGGGAGAACTGTTGCTGAACCGCCGCCCGCATGTGTGCATTGAATCGCGCCCAGGTATATATTGCCCTGCACTCCGACATTCGTCGGCGCGGCGGATGCGCTTACGATGAGATTCGTTGATGTTCCCTGATCGCCGAGAAAATCGGGATCAGCAATGGTGACGTAATACCATGTGGGCGTGCTGCCGGGATCGGGAATCGTGATCGTGCGAGCGTTATAGCTCAGCGTCTTTGCATTCGCAAACGCAACCGATACAGGCGCGAGTGCGATATGTGTCGCATCAGTCTGCGAGAGCGCGAGTGCTGGTGTGTTCTGGTAATCAACATAGCTCACGGTTCCACCTGTATCTGTTGATCCGGGAGGCGATGAATACTGAAAGCCTGCTGCGCTAAGTTCTTCGCTCGGACTCCAGTCGTAGATGGATGGGTCTGTTTCCTGCACGTCGATCTCTGTGCCAAGCAGCGTGACATCAGTGCCATCGACCTGCGTTTTATTGAGCGTGAAGCGATGCTGTTGAAGCTCCAATAGCTTGTTTGTCCAGCTGAGCAGCGGCAACGTCATCGTGTAGATGTCGAGCGCCGTCGCCATATACATCATCATGTTGTAGCTGAACGTGCCCGTCCCTTGTTGTCGCCGTCGCATAAGCTCAATCTTGCAGAGACGCTGCGCGCATGCGACTGAGATCGTAAACGGCAACTGAATATCGAGCCAGCGTCGCTCACCGCCGTCAGCGGCGAGATTTGCGTCGCCGAAGGGATACATCGGCGAACCGCTCAGATAGCCATGCAGATCATCTTGCGCATAAGGTGGGATATCGCTTGCCTGCCAGTTATTCGCAGGGCTGATGTAGGTTCCTTTTACGCCGTTGTAGAGATCACGACTTGCGAGCTTTTCCCGCCAGCGGAACGGACCGGCTGAAATCCGGCCGACTGGTGAGAGATCAACGCCGCTGCTGCTCGATCCTGATGCTGATTGCGACGCGCTCTTGTAATAGACCGCGCAGCAGACACCTGCGGCTCCGCCTGATCCCTGATCTCCAAAAGTTGATACTCCCATCGTGTACGAGATGACGGTGTTAAAGAGGTCTGACAGTGATGTGGTAGTGAGGTCGCAATATAGGCCTCCACCAGCAGCACCAGTGAAGATCACAAACGGATTACTCGGTGTCGTCCCGCCAGCGCCGCCTGCACTGGGTCCAAATGGGGAAATGAGCGCATAGATGTGCGTGATGATTGCATCGGGTGGCAAGAGCGGCGGCTTGAAGGAAGTCCATTGCACACTCCAAAACGTACCGCCGAGCGGAAGACCATGATCGATTACCATGTCTGTCGATGTCTGCCCGACGCTGCATGCGCCGTTCGGAGATTGATGCGTGATGCCAGTGTCTGACGAATAGGACCATGCGACGAATTCCTGCGGAGCTGGAGGTGTAGGAACTGACGCGGGAGGCAGCGGGCCACCCGCCGTGATTCCTTGCCAAGCAGCAGGCCAGATGACGAATTGCCCTTGTGAATAAGTGAGACGACCGCCGCATGAAGTCAGCACATTTTGCAAGACTTCGCCGCGCTTCATCGTCAGCGGGAATGAGCCGTTGCATGCATAGCGTGGTTCTGTCCCGCCTGCTGCGAGTGCGACTGGCTCATCGCAGATATTGGCTGCTGCGATCAATTGCGGCAGAGGAATCTCTGTTCCGTAGTGTGCTTTGAATCCCCATGTCGGCTGCGCGAGATAGTCAGCAATGCAGAGCGCGGCATTTTCTGTGTATCCAGTACCAGCAGCTGACGCCGATCCCGGCCCTGTCGCAAGCTGAACATCGTAAACATAATGGCCCATGTCATCGTGCGCATCGGTGAACGCCATGACCTGAAGCTGGCTGATGTCTTGACCGAGCGACAGCTCAATATTGTCCCAAGCAAGCGGATGCGTCGGCGAGTTGTAGACCTGAGTCCATGTAGAGCCGCCATCGATCGAATACCAGATGCCGGCGCTGCGACCTGTAAAGCTGAACGGCTGAACCTCTGAATAGATATTGAGCCAGAGGGCAGACGGTGCGGGACTGAACGCCGTAGCAGCGAATTGCCAGATGCAACCCGCATAAACGTGGGTGTTCTGAAAGACTGCGGACGCTGCATCTGTAAAATTCCCATCGACTGCGTTATCAGGATTCTGATAGGGGAAAGTCGTGTCGTCACTCAATCCCCAACCGAAGCCCTGATCGACTCCCTCCTCATATGCGCCTTCGTGCGCATTGGGTCCCCATCCGTTGAGAAGGGTTGTCGGACGTGCGAGCACGCTGCCCAGGGCTGAGGCGCGCGGGTCATAGATGTCGCACTTGCCGCTGACGTGAAAGCTGATCGTCGGCAGTCCGTTCGCAAATATCTGGTCGTTATAGTGGAGGCGCAGAAACGCGCAAGTGCGACCGAGTAACAGGTGCTGAGATGTCCAAGGGTTGTTTGGATTCGTGACTAGATTCGATGGGTCGCCGTCGTAGGGCGTTCCGTTGAGCATGCCGGGAAATGTCTGCGTGTGATTGCCGAGCAGCACTTCCATATGCACTTTTGCCTTGTAATCAGGCCACAGCGTTTCGACTGCCCCGTTATTTGTGATCGAGTCTTCGAGACCGCCTGAGACATAAGTAAACGAAGTTGGCCCTGTCACTGTGACCGCATAGACGCCGTTGAACGTGTGATCTGAGACGTTCTTTATTTGCAGGGAGTCTCCGGTCTGCAAATCTGTGATCGCCGCGACAAGATTGACGGTGACTACATCGAACGACCGCGAGATGCTGGCGATGTTCACTGTCTGCTGCGTCGGGCTAAAGCTGCATCCGTTGCTGTCGAGTCGAATGCGCTGACCTTGGAACATGAGCGCATCGACGCTCTTGGATTGGTGAGAATTGAGCACAAAAATCAGATCGAGATACTTGTCGCTATCGCCGAATGAATTGACGAAGACGAGCGTTCCACCGACCTTCGCGCGTCCGTAGATCACATTCCATGGAGCGATGGGATTGCGGCTCGCCGTCGTCGTGCCGCCTACCGTTCCTTGCATTAGCGTGCCGATGCCCGACAGCACCATCCCGATGCCGGATGAAATCAGAAACGACGTGAGCGGGGTCGATGCTCCGAAAGTAACGATTTCGAGATATGCGCCGACCGCTATTTCAAGGCTGCCAACGACAACGCCAACGAATTTTGACATGAGTTCAGACGTGCCAAGCGCGCGCGGCGCGAGTTAGAGGAATGAAAGACAGGCCGGTACTGGTCGCAACCATGATGCGACGGCCGTCGAGCGCTACCAGACCGAGCGAATAATCGCGGCACCTTTTCAGCAGCACGACATCGCCACGATGAGCCGTGAGCACAGAGCGCGCTTCTGGCATGCCTAGCGCCGCTGTGACGTGCTCGACAGCGCTACGAAGACTGGTCGCCCCTGTCTCTTCGCAGATGGCCCTATAAGCCTCTGAGCGTGTTCTGTAGCGGTTCCTATACGTCGCGGCTGGGTCTGTACCAGTGGTCTCACGAATCGCATCGCAGACAAACAGGCAGCAATCCCAGGTTCCATACTGAAACGCTCTTCGAGCGTGCTGCTGGATGAACAGCTCAAGGCGAGTCTGCCAATCCGCTTTGCGAATCAACATTTCAAGGGAATGTGGATCAAAAAGAAGAGGGCCGAAAGATAGGTCGGCCCTACTGGAAAAATAAGGGAAATATACACACAAGATGCGATAACGCAGCTTTGGAATTACTCTATCGCACTTATTGAAATCATCAGAGGTTATTTTTCGATGATGGCGTGTGGCCCCAGTAGATCGTTATGTCTTGAATACTGTTCACAAATTCCATTCCGCGGTCGCCGGGAAAGTCGAGTTGCTGATCGTCATTCGTGTAACGGCGGTCGACGGCGACATTCATCTCAACGAGCCTGTTTTCGCAGTTGATCGTGATCGTCATCGTCTGCCCGTCGACGTCGATGGTTGGCTGATCCATGCGACCGGCCCAAGCAATGATCGGGTCATCGATCAGTGCTCCGTTGTCATCGAAGAGGCCCAGCCGCACTATCGCAGGAAGCCCGACCTGAAACTCGCCCATGACTAGGCTGAGCAGACTTGAATCGATACCACTGAGCGTGAGCGAGATGCCTTTTGCTTCGATAGTCGAGCCTTCTTCAATCGTCGAGACAGAACCGAGCGCGCCAAGTCCCAGCCATGTCTGCGAATTCCAGACGATTGGCCCGATGCCACTCCAGACATAAACCGGTCCAGTGACAAAATGAGCTTCGACAAAGAGCGCCGGTCTGAAATAGGGAGACAGGATTGCGGCGAGCTGCGCATCAGTTATCGGTCGAGACATGAATTAGATGGCTTCGCGGATATCGAACTGAATTCCGTAGTGTCGCGCTTCGGTTTCAGACCACTTGCGAGTGTTCGACTTCAGCCGCCAGAGTCCTTTGGTATTTGTGAGAATGAGCGAATCGCCATCATTCGGAGACTCGCGAAGCCGAGGCCAGATGCTCAGCGTTGCATTGCCACTTACGTCAGCGTTCACAGTTTGCAGATTGCGATAGGTGCGATAACCGATCTGCAACCAGTCGCCGGGCTGCAAAACACCAGATGCGTTTGCAGTCCACCCGCTTGTGGCAAGCGAGTATCCTGTCTGCCCCGAACCTGTGACGACTGGTGTGCCAGAAGCGCTCCCTTGCGGCGCAACTGCGAGCGGGTCACCCATCTGGAAGACATTTGCTTGGCCGCGCAAGCTCATCAGAAACGCAATCCACTGCTGCGCTGTGATGTGTGTCATCGGTGGCATCGACACAGACGCTTCAAGCCAACCCTGTTGCCAATCCTGAATCTGCTGCTGACCAGTGAACGGAGACACACTCGCGGCAACGACATCGATGATGCTGAAGTCGATAGTTTGCGGAGCAGCTGGAATCGTCGGCAGAGCGATAATCGTCCAGCCGTTAAATGTAGACATGATGAGTGTGTTTCAGTTCTGATGGAAGCGTGGAAGAAACGCGGGGAACCAAACGAACCCGATGCGGCGACCATTCAGGATGAGCCAGAGACCGACAGGCTTCCCGCACGGACTCAGTAAAAGTTGACTCTCGACGGTGATGCGAAACTCATCACTTGCCATAGCTTGTTTGAGGAATGCGTTTCAGTCGCTCGGCGTTCGCTTGCACACCAGTGACGACGGAGGAATTGTGCGATGCGAGAATCGCTGCGCGAGTGCGCTGCTCAGTCTGCGCGGGATCTGTGCCGCGAGCATCGATGCTGTAGTAAAGATTCGGACCCGCTGATGATGCACTCATAGCGCGCCGCGCCGATGTGTTGCTCATGATGTTGCCGCTGACGCCAGTCAGAATTTCTGGTCCCTGCTCACCTACGAGATAAGCGCTGCTCGGCGATACAGAGCCGCCAGCAGCATGCGGAATAAGAGACTGGAACAGTGAAGAGAGGAAGCCGCCAGCACTACCACCGCCGCTGGGAGTCACCAGATATTTGAAGAGCGAGCCGAGTCCACCGCCGCCCGATCCGGCATTGTCGCTGTCTGAATTCGCTAAAGAGCCAAAGACTGATTTGAAAAGTCCGAAATCTCCCAGGGCGCCGCGTGTCTTCAGACCGTTATCAGAAGCACCGAAAGCGCCATCAGGCAAGAAGCCGCTAATCATGCCGGGAATGCTGCTGCTGGAAGTGCCGCCGCCGCCGAGCCACGAGCCTACTTTCTTCATCAAACCGCCAAGCAGACCACCGAGAAGGCACCCGCCAAACGGCGATG